TAGTTGAGAATGAGTCGCAATAAGTTTTGCCTACCTTTATATAGGACATAAAAAAACCCCCAGTCGAAACTGAGGGAAATTAAAAGCCTACCTATATATAGTATTAACCCTGGGGGGTTAACCCCAGTATACATGCAAATATCCATTCTGTCAAGTAGTAAAATTTTTTTTTGTGTTGACAAAATGCAACATTAGTTCTATAATAAGGTACATGAAGGGGGTTACCTCGAGAGGTAGTATATGTAACCCATCAAGAGCTTGCAAGCCTTAGGAAGATGCAATGTTTTTCTCTACCTCTCCTCACCCTTCTGTAGGCATTTAATAAACAATTAGGAGATATAGAAGTGGCAATACGTAGTATAAAAGGCAATATAGATAAAGCAAAGAAATCAATGAAAGGTAAGCATAAGTTTGACGCAGCAGATAAAGCTGCAAATAAACTAACCCCTAGAGAACTAGAAATATATGAAAAGGGAATGGCTGACCGTACCGATGCAATGTTTGATAGATTTGAGGCTAATAAAAAAGGTCCTAGAAAAAGAAAACCAAAAACAGGACCTATGAGAGAAGGAAAAATGTACGGTGGTGAAATGAAAAAGAAAAAAGGAATGATGGGTGGTGGAAAAGCCTACACATCCATGAATAAAAGATATGCCAATGGTGGTAAAATATACCCATCTAAAGGTAAATCGTAATGAAAAATAAAGGATTAAAAGCTTTAGCAAAAGAAAGACCTGACGTAGTAAAGAAAATGGGTTTCGATCCACAAAATCTTAGAAAAGGTAGCAATGTATGTTCTAACAGACAGAAGATGATGATGGGTGATGCTGTAAAAGGATATACCACCGAAAATAAAAGATACGGTGGAGGAGTACCTAACCCTCGTAAGCCTGATGATACTATGGTCTAATGGCTAGGAAGAAAGCCAAACCTATCAGAAGAACAACTGGTAAGGGTGGAAATTACCGACCTACTAAGAAAGGTGCAGGTATGACAGCCAAGGGTGTAAAAGCCTACAGAAAGAAGAATCCTGGTTCTAAACTAAAAACAGCCGTAACTGGTAAAGTAAAAAAAGGCAGTAAAGCAGCAAAAAGACGTAAGTCTTACTGTGCAAGATCATTAGGACAACTGAAAAGAAGTTCTGCTAAAACAAGAAACAATCCTAACTCACGTATTAGGCAAGCAAGAAGAAGGTGGAAGTGTTAACATGGCAAAAGGTGTAAAACATTATTTAAGAGATGGAACTGAGTGGAAAGGTGGTATGCACAAAATGGCTAATGGTGTACTACATACAGGAAAAACCCATACTAAAAATAGTAAAAGACTATATCATTTTAAAGATTTATCTGATAGAGCAAAGAAAAAGGCAAGACCATCTAAAATGGCAGGTGGGTCTGTAAGAAAAAATATGAAGAAAGGTGGTTCTACTCCTAGTAATCCTTCTTTATATTCAAGTGTAAAGTCAGAAGCTAAAGCAAAATTTGATGTTTATCCTTCAGCATATGCTAACGCATGGTTAGTAAAAACTTATAAAAAACGTGGCGGAGGCTATAAGTCGTGAGCCTAAAAGAATGGTTTGGTAAAGGACCGAAAGGCGATTGGGTAGATATAGGAGCCAAAAAGAAAGATGGTAAATTTCAATCCTGTGGTAGAAAATCAGCTAAAGGTTCTAAAAGAAAATATCCTAAGTGTGTTCCTAGAGCACAAGCAAACAATATGTCTAAAAGCCAGAGGGCTAGTGCTGTAAAACGTAAAAGATCAAAAGCACAAGGAGTAGGAGGTAAACCTACTAACGTTTCTACCTACGCTAGAAAAGGTGGAGTTATGAAATACATATCACAAAACAAAAGATACGCTAATGGCGGTAAGGTATATCCAAGATAATGTTAACACCACAACGTAAAAAATCACAAGAATTAACAGAGAAACAACAAAATTTTCTTGACGCATACTTTGCGGAAGGAGAAAAAACCTTTGGGAATATCACCCAAAGTCTATTGCAAGCAGGCTATTCGGAGTCCTCAAGGTCTTCAGTATCGAAAGCTATGCGACCTCACATTATAGACAGAGCAAAAGGATTGTTAGCAACGACAACAGCCAATGCAGTAGGACAGATAAAGGATGCTTTATCAGGAAACACAGAAGAACCAATAGCTAGACAGAAACTTAGGTTTGAAGCAGCAACTGACATACTTGATAGGTGTGGTATATCTAAACGACAAGAGGTAGTAACAGAAAACAAACATGTACATGCTGTTGTTTTGTTACCTGCAAAAAAAGCAGAAGAGTTAGACTTATCAGATGTAGAGGCTGAAGCACTTGGAAACACCTAAGAAAGGAAGACCTAAACTCAAAGAAGGAGAGAAAGGTCGATATAGATTATCAGCTAAGGAAAAAGCTCGTAGAGCTGCCCTAGCCCAGTTGAGGTATAGGGATAAAAAAATTAAGAAACACAAGAACCAACTATCGAGGCAGAAACAATTAAAAAAAGAGAAGATAGAGAAGTTCAAACACTTGGACAAGGCGATACAAGGGAAAGCTGCAATGACAGAGGATGTACTTGCAGATGCTCCTGCAGCAGTGAAAGAGCTTGTTGCAGAGCAGGAAGTAGCCTTCAAACCGAATCCAGGTCCACAGATGGAGTTCTTAGCAGCACCTGAACGTGATGTTCTTTATGGTGGTGCAGCAGGTGGAGGTAAATCATATGCCCTACTTGCAGATGCATTAAGATATGCCCACAATCCTAATCATAGAGGATTGCTTCTTAGAAGGACATTGGGCGAACTAACAGAGCTTATAGACAAAAGTAGGCAATTATATAAGAAGGCTTTCCCAGAAGCTATATTTAGAGAAAGTAAATCGACTTGGGTATTCCCATCAGGGGCTACGATTTTATTTTCATATTTAGATAGAGACACAGATGTTACAAGATATCAAGGACAAAGTTTTAACTGGATTGCAATCGATGAAATCACGCATTACCCAACTCCTTACGTATGGGAGTACCTTCGTTCAAGACTCCGTACAACGGATCAAAGCATTGTACCGTACATGCGTTGCACAGCTAACCCAGGTGGAATGGGCGGTTGGTGGGTTAAAAAGATGTATATTGATGCTGCCGAGCCAAATACGCCTTTTTGGGCTAAAGATGTTGAATCAGGTACTATCCTCAGATACGGAGCCTCAGCCCAAGAAAAAGCAGGAAAGCCCCTCTTCCAAAGAAGATTCATCCCTGCAAGACTAACGGATAACCCCTATCTTATAGCTTCAGGGGAATATGAGGCTATGTTGTACTCTCTACCAGAAGTGGAGAGAAGAAGATTATTAGAAGGAGACTGGGATGTCACAGATGGTGCAGCGTTTGCTGAGTTTGATCGTTCAGTACATGTTGTTGACCCCTTTGAGATTCCTAGGTCTTGGGCTCGTATTAGGGCTGCAGACTATGGTTACTCTAGTCCTTCTTGTGTTTTATGGGGTGCTGTCGATTATGATGGTAACCTATGGATATATAGAGAGCTTTACGGAAAAGGTTACACAGGAGAAGGGTTAGCAGAAAGGATTATGGAATTAGAGTATGATGATCCTACTATGCAAACAGCAGTATTAGATGAATCATGTTTTAGTAGAACAGGGCATGGTTTAAGTATAGCAGAATCCATGAATAGATTTAATTTAAGATGGATGGCTTCTAACAGAGACAGACTGGCAGGTAAGATAGAGATGCACAAACGTTTAGGTAAGAACGATATGGGAGAACCTAGACTTAGAATATTTAATCACTGTAGCCAGTTAATAAGAACTTTACCTACACTACCTCTAAGTAAAACAAACCCAGAGGATGTAGATACAAAAGCAGAGGATCATGCTTACGATGCTTTAAGATATATGTGCATGACTAGGTTGGTAAATAGTCCTTACTACCATCCTAGGTTTAGAAAGCCTAAAGAGTTTGATAGGTATGAAGTACAGGACCCTATATTTGGATATTAATTTTTAACAACAAAAGGAGATAAAAATGCCACTAACAAGTAAATATAAACAAGGTGACATGGGTATGGAAAATGAAGCACAACTTTCTAGAGAAAAAATGGAAAGTTGGGTTAAAACAAAGTATTCCCATGCTGAAGAGTCTACTGTTAATGAGGCAAGTCTTTCAGGTAAGAATCAAGTAGATTCTAACTTTATGGCTTTAGCTGACCAAAAAGACTACTAAAATGGCTGAAATAGGTGAACTAATAGGCACTGGCGAACAAAAAGATATTACCGATGAGGAAATGTCTGGTCTAGCAGGCTACATAAGATCAAAGTATAAACAAGCAGAAGATGGTCGTTTAGCTGATGAACAACGTTGGTTACGTGCTTACAAAAACTATAGAGGCACTTCAGAGGATAGTGAAGACTATAGACAATCAGAACGTTCTAAAGTTACTGTTAAGATAACTAAAGTAAAAGTGCTTGCTGCTTTTGGGCAGCTAGTAGATATACTTTTTTCTAATGGTAAAGTTCCGATTTCTGTAGACCCTACTCCTGTGCCTGAGGGTATAGAAGAGTTTGTTCACCTAGAAACACCAGTAGATCAACAAGCAGACCCTTATGGGTTTGAAGGAGATGGTAGAGAATTACCTGCAGGAGCTTTAGAAGCCACAGAACCAGAACAACAAGAATTAGAATTAGGTCCATATGAAAAAGATATGGCTGAAGTTAATCTTGCTGCAGGACCATCTAATATGGGAGAACCGCAACTATCTCCTGCCAAGGAAGCAGCTCGTAAAATGGAGAAACTAATCCATGACCAACTACTAGATGCTTCAGCAGTTTCCGAACTCAGAAAAGGTATCTTTGAACAGTGTCTGTTAGGTACAGGTATTGTTAAAGGACCGTTTAACCACAATAAAGTAATACACAAATGGTCTAAAGATGATGATGGTACTAGATTCTATGACCCACAAGACAAGTTAGTACCTAGATTAAATGCTGTTTCTTGTTGGGATTTATATCCTGACCCTTCTGCTGTAAGCCTAGATGATGCAGAATATGTAGTAGAACGTCATAGAATGAACAGATCACAGCTACGTGACCTTGCCAATAGACCATTTTTTGATAAAGATGCTATAGAAGCATCACTATATATGGGCACACAATACGAAGAAAGGTATTTTGAGCATGATTTATATGCAGATAATGATCCTACATACAGTGAAGGTCGTTATGAAGTATTAGAATATTGGGGTGTTTTAGACGCTAAAATGGCTAAAGAAATACAATTAGACATACCAGAAAAGACTTCTGACCTAGATCAAGTACATATTAATGCTTGGATTTGTGGTAATGAGATACTAAGAGTAGTTCTTAACCCATTTGTACCAGAAAGATTACCATATCAAGTTGTACCTTACGAAAAGAACCCATATAGATTCTTTGGTATAGGTGTAGCTGAGAATATGGAAGATGCACAGCTTCTTATGAATGGGCATGTGCGTATGGCTATTGATAACTTAGCATTAGCAGGTA